AGCTCGAGCGTCTGCATCACCCGGCGCTGATGCACCGCCTCGGTCACGCGCTCCATGCTCATCGGCTCGATGTCGATCGAGAGAAGGTTGAACATCTCCGGGCTGATCTCGCCCGTGTCACCACCGCCGACGACCCAGGGGATCTGCATCGACTCCGAGTACGGCGCGGCGTCGGGGATCGGCATCGCCAGCGTGTCGTCGATGAGCAGCATGTAGCCCACGCGCCGGAGGATCCGGCGCACACCGTCGCGGTAGCGGTCGATCACGTACGACAAGCGTGTCTGCTGCTCCTGGTTCGCGATCGCGTGCTCGGTCGCCGTGCCCTCGCCGCTGACCTCGCCCTGCTGCACCTCGTCCATCGCCGACACGCGCTGAAGATTCCGCTCCATCCACGCGATGTTCTTGAGCTGCGCATCGGTCACGCCCCCCATCTCGAACTCAAAGGGCTTGCTGTCCGGACTCATACCCTGCACCGGGATCACCACGTCCTTGAGCGTCGCGATCTTCGTGCCCGTCTCCTCGTCCTCGCTGTCGAGCCCCGCCGGGACAAGCACGATCTTCCGATACTCCTTCGTGGACTTCACCGCCTCATCGCTCACCATCGACAGCAGCGTCTCCTGCCCGCGCGTCGCGGTCGTCGGCGACATCGGGTAGACGTTTTTGGGCACGCTGTAGCAGCCGAATATCTCGTACGGACCCTCGGGCGGACCAAAGTACGGGCGCACCTTGCGGATGATCGTCAGGCCCTTGCTGTCGCCGCCCGTACGCGCCACGCTCACCAGCCCGCCGTGGAAGCCCTCAAACGCCCCGAGATCGGGGTCCGGGCGCCACTCGGGAACCCACAGGTCGTAGCACACGACCTCGTTGCGATTGACCCCGTGCTGCGCGTGCTTGTCGCCCAGGTCCTGCTTGTCCGCGTCCTCGACAAGCCCCCGGATTGCCTCGATGTCCCACGAATCGTCGTCGGCGTCGTTCGCCTCCTTCGCGATTCGCTCCAGATCCTCCTTGTCCGACACCCACACGTGCCCGATGAACCGCGCCTTGCGCCAGTCCTCGACGGTCGGATCCACGATCACCCGCTGCGGGGGGATGCGCTCGACCTGGGGCATGTACGTGTCGGTCCCGAGTTCGTTGCTCATCCCCGGATGGCGCTTGCGCGTGAAGTGCGCCACGCCGAACCACAGGCAGTAGTCGAGCCCGATGCGCAGCAGTTCCGACGCAAGATCCACACGTTTGGACCAGGTGTCGATGTACGCCTTCATCACCATTGCGAGCTGATCGAGCGACATCGGACGGCCCGCCGCCTCGACGAGCGAGCCCGGCGACATCGGCGACGCCCCGCCATCGCGGCGCGGGCTGATCGACACCTTCGGGTTGTGATAGACCAGTCTCGGCAACACGCCCGTGACGTAGGCGAACTGGTGGTTCACCACCGTGTCGGGAATCTCGTCCTTGTTGTCCCGAAACGCCTCGCCGTGAAACTGACGGATCCGATCGTCCATCGACCCGAGCACTTCGTCGCGCTCCTTGATCGCGGCGTCGATCTCCTCCATCAGTTTGTCGGGCTTCTGCGAGAACATCAGCCCGCCTCCGCCCGATCATCGTCGTCGGACGAGTCCGGCCCGCCGACCAGACCCCGGCGTTCGGCGCGCATCTCGGGTTGGCCAATCCCGAAGCCCGGCCAATGCTGGACCTCCTCGGGTGTCCTCGGCTGCGTGACGATGTTGAACTCGTCGGGCGCCTCGATCTTCACGATCTTCGTGATCGTCCCGTCGTTGCTCTGACGATGGTTCACGCCGATGTACGCCCGGACCTTCTGGCCCGCGCGCGGCATGTCCATGAGCTTGTCCAGGTCGATCTCGAGCGCGACATAGCGCTCGGTGCGACATTCGCGGATCCACATGGTCCTTGATCCCAAGTCGTGGCGTCCTGCCGACTGTCGCTGAGCACCCATCGTACACGCGCCGATGGGTCTACGCAACCTCCCCGCGATGCCCGAGCTCGTACCCGTAGGTCCCCGGCTCGTAGCGTCGCTTCTGCTTCGGCGAGCGGAAATCGGTCTTCCACACCTCGGTCGCGACGTACCGCATCACATCGCACCCGTGGTCGATGCACCCCGGATCCGGCACATTGACCTCCGGCCCGCCGTCCTTCTTCGGCTTGTGGATGTACGCCGGGATCTCCTGCTCGGTGCAGGTCGGCAGGTTCTCGGCGTCGAGCTCCGCATCGGCCTCGCGCAGCGCGCCCTCGACGAGGAACAGCCGGGGCTCGACCTCGTGCTCGGGATCACCCAGCAGGTCGCGGACCAGCTCGATCCCGGCCTCGATGCTCTTGGCGCCTTTGCGCGCCGAGAACACCATGTTCCCCCGCTTGCGACCCCCGCGCCAGCCCATCTTCTCGTTGCAGTAGCTGATCTTCTCGGGGTCGTGATCCGCGACGATCCGCACCAGCCGCCTGTCGCCGTACTCGGCCCACGCCTCCTCGAGCCAGCCGACGAAGCGCTCCATCGTCACGTGCGTCCCGTACCGCTCGAACACCCGGTACATCCGCCGGTCCTTCGTCACGCCCCACACCTGGAGCACCTTCGCGTCGTTCCAGCCCCAGTCGATCCCACCGATGAAATAATCGAAGTCCGGCAGGTTCTCGCCATCGGGCTTGTCCTTCGTGATCTCGCCGCGCTTGACGATGTGGATCTTCGGGTCCCAGTTCTCGTAGATCGCGCCCTCCGCCGCGCACCACAGCCCGTCGCGCAGGCGCTTGCGGAGCGTGCCGGTGAGCTTGTCCAGGGTGCGCTCGTACTGGCGCCCCGAGGCCGTGAGTTTGCCCTTCTCAGCGTTCCAGTAGAGCGGGTTGTCTTTCACCGACGTCCGGATCCGCTCCATCGACGAGTCGGGCTTGTCGGGCACACGGTTGAGGAAGTGCGTTTCCGCGCCGGGGTTGGTGTCCACGATGATCGCCTTGAACGGCACGCGCGCCCCGCGCGTCGCGCGGTAGATCGACTGGTACTCGTCCAGCGTAAACTCGATCCCCTCGACCACGATCACCAGGTCGTACTGCGTGGAGAACAGGCGAGTGGGCTCGTCCATGCCCGCGAGCCGGGTTTCTGAGCCGTTCGGCCAGACGTACTTGCGCCGGTGGTCGCGCGAGACGCCGCGCACCATCGGGTGGTTCGGCCCGAGCACGTCGTCCTCGAACACCTGCATCCACGAATCAGACAGCGACACCCGCGTCTTGCGCACCACCAGCGAGCGCAGGCGCGGATAGCGCATGTGCATGTATTTGACAAGCAGACCCTCGAAGAACGTCTTTCCCGTCCCGGCGCGGCCCTCGACGGACCACTCGTGGATCGGGAGCTCGAGATCGTCGTCGTCCTCGGGCGGTTCCCAGTCCGTGGGATAGGACAACAGCGTGCTCCAGATCGGCACGAACTCGCCCTGGACGCGGATCCGGCGCTCAGCCACCATCGGCGCCGTCCTTCTTCGTGACCACGACCTCGACGATCTCGTGGGTCTGCTTGTCCTCCTCGCCCTTCTTCGACTCCTTCTGCGAGAGATCCCCGTACATCCACGGCTTCATCCGCCCGATCACCCACTTGCGGGTGTCCACCCGGAGCCGGTTGCGCATGCACGCCTCCTTCGTCTCCGTGTCCTCGTCCGCGATCTCCAGGATCTCGTCGAAGTAGTTGTCGGCCTGGAGCGATCGCGCGTCGGCGTAGCGCCGGTTCAGGTTGTGCTTGCGGTCCAGCTCCTCGTTCGCGAGCCACACGTGAAACCCGGCGCGCGAGGGAAAGCCGTCCCTGCGGTCGGGGCCGAGGATCTTCTTGAGCGATCGCCCGGCCATGATTTCGAGCAGGATCTGCTCGAACTTCTCGGGTGTGAATGTTGCGTTCGGTCTTTGCGGCATCCTGCCTCTCCGGATGGATCAGCCCCCGCGCCGACGTCGCGCCCGGCCCGGCGCTCGTGCTCGCGTGCGGGCGGTGGGGTTGCGGCCTTTGCCCCCTCGGCGGGCTCGCGCACGTCGCCCGACCTTATCGCCGCTCAGTCGCGTGACCCAGTTGGACTCCTGCATCTCCTCAAGAATCGCATCGGTGAGCAACCGCGCCGTCGCCGCGTTGGCGGGGTGCAGGTCGGACCCGTCCATCGTGTAGCCGTCCTGTTGGCCGGGCGAGAAGCGGTTGAACTTCTCAAAAAGGTTGATGAACCCATGCCCGTTGGACTTGCAGACCTCGAACATCGCGTCCACGGCCTGCGCATCCCAACCCCCCGCGCTCGGCGAGTACCAGGGCGCGACGTACACATGGTCCGGGGTGCTGTAGCTCCCGCCCGTGTGTCGGGCGTTCATGTTCGACACCGCGTCAAGGAAGTTGTCCGGACGCGTCCCGCTCGTCTCCTGGTTGTGGCCGAGCAGCCAGACCACCACATCCGCGCCGTTCATCGCCGACACGATGTTGCCCCGCGCGGCGTTGTCGATGTTGTCCAGATGCTCCTTGAACGAATACCCACCCTGGAACATCAGGTGGAAGTTGAGCCCATAGGTGGGGTACGCCCCGGCCGCCGCGAGCTTGAAGTACGAGTGGACGAGCTGGAGATACAGATCCTCCTCGTCGCCCGATGACCCTCGAGTAATGAAGTCGATCCCGACCGGCTCGGCCCCCTCGGTTCCGAAACCCCCTGCACCCGCTTCGCGGATGGTCGCTTCGATGGTGTTGTCACCGGCCGCCGTGACAAGCCCGAGCCCGCCCGCGCCGTCGAAGTTGCCGTCCGTGTCGCCGTTGCCGTCGCTCGCGCCCGCGTTGGTGGTGTTGCCGTTGACGCCCGACCGGAACTCACGGAACCCCACACCCGGAATCGTGTTCGAGTCGTTGAGATACCCTTGGACCATCGACCACGCGGAATCGAGGTCGATCGTGCTGATCGCGCCGGTCGCCGGAGTCCGCAACCCGATTCGATGCAAACTCTCGTTGTTCGGGACGTTGGCGCCGGTGATCGCGATCTCGCGCGAGTACCCGCCGTGGAAGCCCGATGTCGAAGCGCCCGCAGGCCAGTTGTCGCCCGGTTCGCGTGACACGCTGGCGATCGAGTGCGTGCCCGACGACCCATCGACGTCGATCACGTCGTTGTAAATCCCGACCCCGTTCTGCGGGATGTTGTATGCCCCGAGCGCGGTGATCGGCGTGCTCGCGCCAACGCGCCAGGGAAACCACCCGCCGATGCGTTCCTCGTTCTGCTCGCCCTGCGAGTCTGAGATGAACAGCACCTTGCGGAGCGTCGTCGCGCTCGCCTGCGTTGGCAGCGCCACGTTGTTGAGATTCCAGTTGAGTGGGGGTGTCCCGATCATGACAGGTTCTCCTTGTTGACGCTGTTCCAGCCGTCAAGGAACGGCTCGGCGAGCCGCTTCGCTTCTTCCATGCGATCGCCGATCTGGGATCCATCCCACCCGGCCTCGAACCACCATCCGAACTGAGTCATCCCCGAGTGCGCCATCGCCCGGCCCATCGCCCGCGCCGTCGCCTCGGTCATCTTCAATCGCCCACCACCCGGAGGACGCACAGAGAACTGCATCGCCGGATAGAGCTGGTCTGTTACCCATCGCGCCTTGGCGTGCGTGTAGAGCACCATCAGCCGCGTCATGAACGCACGCGGATCGTCGTCGAAGTTGAACCGCGCGTACCCGTTGGGAACACAGAAGTCCATCGGGGCGATCTTCTGCATCCCGTCGCCCGATTCCAGGTGCGTGTCGGTGACGTAGGGCTCGCCCCCGAGCGCTTGGATCTGGTTCCAGAGCCCGATGCGCTCGAACCCCGCATCGCGCAGGCGCTCGGCGATCTCGCCGCGCCGGTAGATCGTGCGGAGCGATGTGTGGATGTCGTGCCCGGAGTCCACTTCCCAATCGAGGATGCACTTGCGCCAGAGGTTGGTGTTGATCCCCTCGATCTCCCACCCGAAAGCCCGGCGCAGGCGCGCGTCGGGGATCTCGATGTTTCGCGTGAAGTCGGCCTGGTGGCACAACTCGTCGGCGAACTCGAAACCCAGCGATTCGAGCTTCTGCACCGTCTCGACGGCGCGATCGCGTGACTTGGGGTCGGACCAGATGAGCAGGCAAGTGGGGTTCACGGCGCCCCCCTGATCTTGCGCAGGATCTCCTGCACATCGGCGGCGGTGCGGATCGTGCGCTCGTCGATGCGTTCGAGCTTGGTTGAGGTGTCGTCCCAGCGGCGCGACGAGGCCTCGAGCTGTTCGAGTCGTGTGTTGTGCTCGGAAAGCGTGACATTCTGCCCCGAGTCCTCGCGGGTGATGGACACCTGGGTCCAAATCGAGACAACCGTGGCGATCGTCGCCATGAGCCCGAACACCCCCAGCAACCCCTTGTCCTTGGGGCCGAGCTGGTAGATCACGTTGCCGTCTTCGTCGAGGTGTCCGGTCATCGCGCGTCCTTGCGATTCGTGTGCAAACAACAAACCCCGCCGCGCCGTGTGGTGCGCGAGCGGGGTGGGGAAAGAGAGTCAGGGTGCTGGGAGTAACGCACGCAGCGCGTCGGCTGCCACGGGGCTCAGGTTCTCGACGGCCGCAATGAACCGATCGCGATCGGCCAGGATCGCCTCTTTCTGCGCATCGGTGAGCGAGCCGTAGATCGTGACCCATCGGTCGAGCGCTTCGGCGCGGGCGCGGCGAGTCTCGGAGGCGCTGATCTTGAACGTGTCGGCCTTCGCCGTCGATCCGTTGTTCAGCGTGATCTCGAGGCCAGTCCCCTCCAAGTCGTTCTGTCCGACCATCTGCAAGATCGTGGGCGGCTGGGCCGGGTTCTCGGAGGGAAACACGATGTTCGCGCCCCCGACCGTGCCCTCGCCGGTGATCGAAAACAACCCGTCCTGGGTCGTCTCGACGGTCATGGGGTCGCCCGTGCCCGAGTAGGTCCGGTTCCAGAGCTGCCCATCGGGGCGCTCGACAACGAACCGCTCGG